AAAATTAAATTTGTGCCAACAACCTTTATTCATTTGAATACACAAACAAATTTAATTGTTAATATATCTGTATGAGCGTTATACAGAAAAAGAAAATATTGATGCTGTGTGACCACCCGCTTTCTACGTCAGGTGTAGGAGTACAAGCGAGGTGGCTTATTAATGGTTTAATTTCCACTGGAAAATACTCTTTCAAGGTTTTTGGTGGAGCGGTTAGACACGAAGATTACAGCATTGTCAATGTAACTCCTGACTTTGCCATTAAACCAACGAATGGTTTTGGTGATCAAAACTTATTAAGAAAAGCCCTCGTTACAGAGAAGCCTGACGTATTATTGTTGTTTACTGATCCAAGATTCTTTTTGTGGGTGTGGGAAATGGAAGATGAAATTCATCAAGTTTGCCCAATTGCATATAATCATCTTTGGGATAACGGTCCATGGCCTGAATTTAATCGCGTTTTATATGAATCAACTGATTTATTAAATTGTATCAATTGGCCAACATATCAAATGTTGAAGGAACGCTTCCCAGATAAAACAAATTACATTCCACACGCCGTTCCAAAAGAAGTGTTTTTTCCACTTCCTAAACAGGATGCTTTAAATGTTAAGAAAAAAATACTTGGTGAATCTAGAATGGATCATTTCATTGTAACGTTCGTAAGTCGAAATGCTCGACGCAAAATGCCAAATGATATAATTTTTTCATTCAAAATGTTTTTAGAAGAATTAGAAAAAAAACATGGCCATCGAAAAGCATCACTAGTAATGCACACAGATCCCCTTGATCCGGAAGGACCAAACCTTCATCATACGATTGAAATGTGTTCGATCGGTGATAACGTTGTATTTTCAAAAGATCGCGTTGGGTTTAACGAAATGAACTCGTTATATAATGTCTCTGACACCGTAGTAAATCGATCTTGCGCAGAAGGATTTGGACTACCGACGCTTGAAGCAATGATGGCAGGAAAGCCAATTATTGCTATCAAAACAGGAGGTCTTACACGCCAAGTTGAAGATCATGAAACGGGAGAACAATACGGCGTTGCAATGGAACCAGATGTAAAAATACTCGTTGGTAATCAATCAGTTCCTTTTATTTGGGAAGATGTGATTACACACAAAACGCTTGCAGATGCTTTTATGAAAATGTACGAATTTGGTCCAGAAGAAAGAGAACGAATCGGTCTTCGAGCAAAAGAGCATGCTTTAAAAGATTATGATATGAAAAATTTAATTATCGATTGGGATAAAAGTCTAACTGACTTAAGTGAAAATTGGAGAGACAAACATCAACGATGGAGTGTTACTGAATTATGAAATCAGTTATTTTAAGAGGGCCAGTTCTTACACAAAGTGGGTATGGCGTCCATTGTCGACAAATTGCAAAATGGTTGCTAAATAAACAAAATGTTGATGTGAAATTTTTAGCGACGCCGTGGGGCGGAACACCTTGGGTTGTTAATTCTGATGCCTACGACGGGCTCGCTGGTAAGATTATACAAAGATCGATTGGTCCCGAGTCGGCGTCAACGTGTGATGTTTCAATTCAATTACAACTTCCAAATGAATGGGATCCAAAATTATCAAAAGTTAATATTGGTGTGACGGCCGCAGTGGAAACTGATAGATGTCACCCAGATTGGGTTCATGCATGTAATGCAATGGACGTTGTTATCGTACCGTCTATGCATGCAAAACAATGTATTGAAAATACTGCATTATCACACAATATTAAGTTAAAACAAATTTTTGTCGTTCCAGAATCATACTCTGAAAAAATCGATGCATTAGAAAATCCACCAGGTGAATTTCCACATCAATTTTCAACCGATTTTAACTTTCTTGTTTTTGGACAACTAACTGGAAATAATCCTCACAATGATCGTAAAAATACATTTAATACGATCAAGTGGATGTGTGAAACGTTTAAAAATGATCCGTCAGTTGGAATTGTTGTAAAGACAAATTCAGGTCGTAATTCAAAAATTGATCGTAACATTATGAAAAATACGTTCAAACAATTGCTTTCCGAAGTAAGAAAGGGTCCTTTCCCGAAATTTTATTTATTGCATGGCGACATGGATGATTACGAAGTTGCAACGTTATACAAACAAAAACAAATTAAAGCGCTTGTCTCTCTTACGAAAGGTGAAGGGTTTGGACTCCCTCTTTTGGAAGCCGCAGCCAGTGGATTACCAATTATTGCAACAAACTGGTCTGGGCATTTGGACTTTTTAAATCAAGGTAAGTTCATTAGTGTATATTATGATTTAAGGGATATTCATCCAACGAGGGTTGATAACAAGATTTTCATGAAAGACGCAAGATGGGCAGAACCAAGTGAAGAAGATTTCAAAAAACGAATTCAGAAATTTAAATCGAGTTCAGTGACACCAAAAGAGTGGGCACTTGATTTACAAAAAAAGATTGTTGAAAATTACAATTTTGAAAAAATTTGTAAGATTTATGATGAAACTATTGGTGAAAAACTATCATGATAATTGCTTGTTTAGTAGTCGTTATTTTACTAATGGGACTAGGACTCGCAGCACTTGCCAATAAATTATTAAACGTATCTGAAAAATTCGAAGAGGTAACAGATCAAATTGAAGAATCTCTTGATATTCTTGATGATTGTTATAGAAGAATTTCTAAAATTGCAGAAATGCCCGTTGCTTCAGATGATCCAGTTGTTAGACAATTGTTATCAGATATTAAATTAACAAAAAAATCTATTTTGTTAATTGCAAATAAAATTTCATCACCAACACCCGACGAAGTAGATGATTAGGAGTAAATTTAAGTGTTTAAACGAAAAAAGATATATCCCTTAACTGGTTCAGATCCCATTGTAAAAAAGAAAAATTTGAACGAAATTAAGGTTGAACTTACTCCTGAAGAAAAAGTCATTGCAGCTAAAGCTGCGAAGGCGCTAAGAATGTATTTTCATGCTGGGACTCAAGCTGCGATCGTTTCATATCAAAAAGCTGAAACCTGGAACGCGAGGGACGTTTTATACGAAAAAGAAATCATGCCAGCGTTTGAAAAATTGGCAGAAAACCTAATTAATATTTATAAATTTACAAGTTTGCATGATTCATATGATGATCTAAAAAATGATTGTGTTAGTTTTCTATTTGAAACAATTCGTAAATTTGACGCCACCCGCGGAACGAATGCGTTTTCATATTTTAACGTTGTTGCAAAAAATTGGCTGATTATTAAAACAAAACAAAAACAACAACGAACTCGCCGAACAACTAGCTTAGACGATCCTGATTCAATGACTTCAAACGATCAACGAATTATTGAAGAAAACAATACAATTCAATCGCAAGAAGGAATGATGATGAAGGAAAATTCTACACAAGAAGTTATAAAAATCTTATATGAAATTCGATCTAAAGCAAAAACAGAAAATGAATTGTCGTGTATAAATTCAATCATTACAATATTTGAAAACATTGATGATGTTGATTTGCTTAATAAAAGCGCTATCCTACTCTACATGAGAGAACTATCGGGACTTTCTCCAAAACAGCTCACGACTACGATGCAAAGTGTGAAAAAATTGTATAAGAAATTAAAAGTAGATCCTAAATTTAGGGTGTTTTAAAACAACGTATGTCATACGTTGTTTATAGACATATAAATTTAATTAATGATAAATCTTACATTGGATTTACATCTTTTTCATTAGAAAAAAGATGGAACGATCATTGTTATTTTGCATTCAACGGTTCGAAATACGCGTTCCACCGCGCAATTAGAAAATACGGAAAACAGTGCTGGGCTGGTGAAATTTTAAAAATTTGTCACACAAAAAACGAAGCAAAAGCATTTGAAATCGAATCAATTATAAAGTATAAAACGTATACAGGAATTAAAAATTGCCTTGGTTACAACATGACACTCGGCGGTGAGGGTTCTAACGGGTATATCATGTCACTAGAACAACGTAAATTATTAAGGGGGACAAATAGTGCTCGAGCAAAATTATCAGTTAACGACGTTATAAGCATAAAACAAAAATACATTCTTGGCGTATCTCAATATGACTTAGCAACAGAATTTAATATCAAGCAAAGCAATGTTAGTAGAATTTTATCGCATAAAACATATGTTGATGTTATGTTATCAGGTGAAGAAGAATTGAAAATTGAAACAATGTTACACGATAAAATTCATAACAAGATAAAATTCGTCAAAGACTCTACTCGGAAAAAAGTTTCAATAAACCGTCGTGGTTCAAAAAACGGAATGTACGGAAAGACGGGAATTGATAATCCAAATTTTGGAAAAAAACGCACTGAAGCATCAAAACAACTAATGCGTGAAAAAGCCCTTCTAAGAAAAAAGAAAGATTCGCAATCTACCGAATGTAATATTTAAAAAATGACAATTGATATTCAAATAGCTGAAATAGACCCCCGCGGAAATGCTGAAAAAATTAAAAATTTTGACGGTTTGTTAGATCAGATTGAATCTTTATCTGATAAGAAAAAACAGTTGTGGAAAGAAATTTATCAGAATGCATTAGCTGATAGACAAAATTCGTACGCGATGTTTGCAACGCTTGTTAAAATTGCTCAGGATAAAAGTACAGAACATGCCGTTCACGGCAAAACAATTTCTACGTATATTTCATGTATGAGTAAATCAAATGAACAGCTTATTAAGCTTGCTGACTTGATTGCAAAAGCTGATTCGTCATCAAAAGATTTGAGTCCTGATGAAATTTTTATGAAAATTAATCAAGATTAATCTTGTGTTGTTGAAAGAATTGAAATGAATGAATATTCAAAATTAAACAAACACCTAGCTGAAGGCCGCGCTCACGAAGAACTTAAAAATCGTTCAATTTTAGAACATGGTTCGCGTCGCGACCTTCCTCTTTTTTATCGATACGTTGTTTTAGAAACGATTTTCGATCCATCAATTATTGATGATAACAAAATTTCATATTTTGAACACGTTTTAGGAGTGTCAAATTCGCAATTTGCAAGTGTTTTACCAAGAAATACAATTATTGCGCGCAGAGTGCTTGATACCAATTCATCAGCATCGGCGCCTGCAATGTTTTTATTCCCGTTCTTTCCATCTACACTATCTCTTCCTTGTCAACCCGGTGAACACGTTTGGGTAATGTTTGAAAATCCATCTGGTACAAAAAACGATTTGGGTTATTGGATGTGTCGTATTACAGAGCCTGGATTTGTTGACGACGTCAATCACACTCACGCGCCGCGGGCGAACGATTCAAGTTTTTCACCTGGAATTCAAGAACAATTTGATGAAGAAGATTCGGCGGTTTATGAATTTCGAAACGGTAGATCTGGCGTCCGTGACGGCTCGCGGTACACAATCGCCGAAAGCGCTACGCTTCCCGGCGCCGAGGATGCATACGAAAAATTAATCAATGAAACTGATGGTGGCAAATTATCAACTTTAGAAGCTATACCAAGATACAGAAAACGTCCCGGTGACACGGCGTTCGAAGGATCGAATAACACCTTAATAGTTTTAGGTAAGGACCGTAACGGCGCTGTAGCAAAATACACAACAAACGCTGGTGGTCGAATGGGCGTAGATGCATTGCCAGACGCAGACATGTCGGGTCCCTCTGCGGGCGCGATCGATATCGTTGCAGGAAGAGGTCAAACCGACGCGACTTCAGGTATATCAGTAGATAGTAAATTAATTGCCGGCGGCGCCACAGGTTTTTCTGAGGTTGGAAAATCAAAAAACGAAACCACACCAGGTGAAGGCGACCCAGACTTTAAATCAGATAGAAGTAGAATTTATGTTGCTCAACGTACAAAAGTAGACGAAAATTTCAATCTCAAAGACATCAATCAGGAGCTTGGAAAAGGAATTATACAAGGTGGCGATCCAACGAAAAAAGATATTAAAGATGAGGATCGTGGTGATGGAGCAATTGTAATAAAATCAGACAAAGTGAGACTGATAGCAAGGTCAGATGTTGAAATAATTGTTACAGGATTTGCCAAACGTGACGACAAGGGAAATATCGTTGAATCAGAAAATGACGACGACTTTGCAGTAATTGCAATTAAGGCGAATGGTGATATCATATTTCGACCATCTAAAAAAGGTTATATAAAACTTGGCGGCGACGATGCAATGCTGGGAATTCTTTGTACAGACGTTCCAGTTACTGCGATTGATGGATTAGTTCAAGGTCCCCCAATTACAACGACGATGGGCGGTATGTTTGGTGGAAGTGTCGGCGATAAGGGTGCGCTTGCACCTGGGCAGGGCCGTCTCTCGGCGCGCGTTCTTATTAAATAGAAGAGGTTAACGTGGCAAAAGGACCAGGATGTTTAGTTGATTCAGGAATGCTTGATAACAATGGTAAGTTAACGTCTCAAGCAAAATCTAGTTTCATACAATCATATAAAGATGAATTGACATATGGCACGGCAAATCTTCCAGTTAAACCGTTTTTCGATTGTGGGATTGTAATTCCACCGAATCCAAACGCTGCGTTATTAGACATTGAAAACGAAGAACGTTTTCCATCGTTTCATGAAAATATTCTTGGAATGTATGAAAGAATAGCTGTTGCTATGAACCTTCCTTCTGATTTTAAATTTTTGCCAATTTGTGATCCTGTGGCCCTTGGCGCTAAGTTGGGTGTTAATATACAAATTGAAAATTTTCCAAATGATTATGTTCCATTTTTAATTCCAAATCCTCCATTGTTGGCTTCAAAATTAAACATAATGCCGCCGACGTCATTAATAACAAAATTTCCAGAAATCCCAACAATTCCACCTCCTGTTCCGGGATTTGAAATTCCAAATTTAGATCCGATTGCTCAAAGTGCATTATTTGCAATATGGCTTGATATGCCTAAAAATATGTTAACGTTTTTCACAGACGTTGCATTACAAATGCCAAAATTAATTCTACAACTACCCAACCTTCCTGTTATGTTAGAGACGATTTCAACTATCGCAATAAAAGCAGAAATTTTTGGACCTGTGGGGCCGGCGTCGACAACACAAGCAGCTGCTGTCAAAGTATTGGTTCAGAAAGTGGTTGAAATAATTATCATTGTTGCAATAGGCACTACAATGGGCTCCGCGTCCGGCGGAATTACGGGAGGAATTTCTAAACTATTAGGGTATAGCGTTCCACCGCCCGCGGCACGCAGTTCAAACGCACTAGAAGAATCCGTTGCCCCAAGAAGAAAAATCATCGATTTCGCAGAAAGTTGTGTTGGTCTTTCGCTTGATAACAATCTTACAAAGGATGAATACGCTAGAAATCTTTTATATGTAGAACACCCAGAACCTCCGCGTGAAGAATATGCAGATCGTCGGGCAATAGGACAAGCTGCAACAATTTCGAAATTAAGAAAGTTAGCATCCGGTGGTTTACTCGCCAGAGCGTGTTTAAACATGGGCGGCGCAGCGTAC